ACGCCAACTCCCGATCCCCCAGTTAAAAAAACTAAAAGCCAAAGAGAAGCCATATTTTGTCAGCGACGGCGATAACCTGCTAATTAAAATAATGCCAAATGGCACAAAGTTTTTTATGTACGAGTTTAGAGAAAACGGTAAACGACACCGCCTAACTCTTGGCAAATATGATGAAATGAGCCTAAGCGATGCAAGAGATAAAAGAAGTGAGCTGCGATCAAAACTAAGCCAAGGCGAAAGCCTAGTGCAAACAGTAGAAAAAACAAAATTTAGGGCGGTATTTGAAGCGTGGTATAAAACAAAAAGTAAGTTGAGTGAGAAACAGCAGTTTTGGGTAAAAAGGCGTTTTGAAACGTTATTTTTACCTAAATTTGGCGAGATAAGCATAGAAGATATTAGTAGAAAAGATATTATAAATGCACTTGCACCACTTCTTGGCGATGGCAAGCAAGAAACGATACGAAAAACACTAGGCACACTAAATAGTTTTTATAAATTTGCTCTTTTGCACGAGTATGTGGATCACAACATAATAGCAGATATTGATAAAGGTGCGTTAATGGGCAAGCAAGAAGTTAAACATTTCGCATATTTAAAAAATGATGATGAAATAAGAGCCGTGCTAATGGCAATAAAAGATTATTTTGGGGATTTGCGAGTGAAAGCGTGTGCGATTTTTCAATTATACACCGCGGTAAGGGGACAAAATGCTAGAAATGCCAAATGGTCGCAGATAGATTTTAAAAATTGCGTTTGGCATATCCCAGCAAGTGAGATGAAAACGGCAAAGCCTCACGATGTATTTTTATCCCAAAGTGTGATCACCTTGTTAAAAACATATCGTGAGCGCCTGCCATTAAAAAGTGAGTTAATTTTTCCGTCCGTAAAATCAAATGTGCGCCCTATTAGCGATAATACTATCCGTTCAATGCTTAGAAACCTAGGGTTTAATAACGATATGGTAACTCCACACGGCTTTAGAGCCACGTTTAGCACGATAGCTAACGAAAACATAGATAGGCACGGCTGCAATAGCGACGTTATTGAGCTTTGCCTCGCTCACGTTGAGAGCAACAAGGTTAAAGACGCGTACAACCACGCCAAAAACCTAAAAGCAAGAGCTAAGCTTATGCAGTGGTGGAGTGATTATTTAGATAGCTTGGGCGGTTTTGCCTGATTTGTAGGCGGATATTGAGTTTTGAGAATAATAAATTATTTTTGAGTTTATCTTACTCGCCGTGATCTTGCCAGCTAGCACAAGGCGTCTTAAGCTGATAGGCGACGTTAGCCCTAGCTGTTTTAGGGCTTCATCGCGCGTAATAAATGTATCGCTCATTTCCTCTCCTTAATATAGTCTTTCAAATCTCGCAATGCGTGCCGTAAATAGCGGACGTCGCATTTAAATAAAAGAGCTTGTATTTGCTCGACTAAATTTATTTTTTCATTGTGTGCCTCGCAAAACGCCTCTAGGTTTGCAAGGGCGGCTAAGTGTTTTTCTCTTTCTGGACTACTCATTTAATAACCCCTTGTTCTCGTGGATATTGCCGATAACTTCTCCATATTCAAACATTCCACCAACGCTCCCCCATATTCTACCGCTCCGACTACGCGTAACAAAAGCACCGTCTTCAAAAGTTACTACTTGAATTAGCGTATCATCGGGAACGTCTTCAGGCTCTAAATTTTTTAAAAGCTCATCTCTGTCAAGCTTTAAAATGTAGCCGTCATAAATTTCTTTACCATTTTTGTCCTTTTCGCCAGTATATTGCATAAGCTCGAATTGTCCTGCTTGAAAATCAGTCCATTCATTTGTGCCGTCTAAGTCTTTATAGGACACTATAATCTCTTGAACCGATCCGTCCCAGTTAAGACCTAATCTATCAACATCAACTACCTTATCATACTCTTTAATATAAGCTTTATATTTAATCACTCTCATATTATTCCTCCCTCTGCAAAACGAGCAGTTGCATCTATTACTTTTTTCTTTATGAAGCCTTTAGGGTCTTTTTTAAACTCCTTAAACCTATACAATATAAGAAAAGGCAAAGTTACAAAAAATGTATACAAAAAGAAAATACCAAGCCCTATGTAATAAACTAGCTTGCTTAAAAAAATAAAGGCTACTATTAACATTGCACCTATACAAGTTGCAGCCACCACTATACATACTAAGACGCTTTCATATATGTCTTTCATTAGTTCTCCTTTCAACTTCAAATGCTTCAATAACTTCACACAGTATATACTCTATACTAGCAGTGTATGGCTTACTCATTAGCTGCCTTATTCCCTCTTCAAATACCAAGAGGCAATCTTTTTTAAACTTAGCGATAACGCTCGCACATCCGTCAGGAGAATATCTATCTACTGAATAATCTACTATATCAGCAAACTTATTTAGATGCTCTTTGCAAGAAATAGATATAGTAAGGCTCTTTATTACTTGACCTGCCTTTACATATTGAATAGGCGTTATCCTTTTATTGTGCTTCAGATAGTTCTCTATTGTTAGTTCCATTAGTTATCCTTTAACTTAAAACCAAAAGGATATATAGGCTTCCAACTAAGCGTCTCGTTATTAGCTACAAATTCTTTATCCATTTCAGGTATAGTCATTCTAGTAGGGTGTATAGAGTACTTCTTAGAAGTATAGTCGTAAATTCCTACACACCATAGGACGTCTCGTTCATTAATAAAGTTTTCATTTGCTTCCTCGATAAGACAAGGGCACATACAATCAAACTTATAAGAGTTGTTTGTTACTTCTATAACCTCATATCTTATAGGGTTTATGGTTTCTGCTGCTCTTATAAAAACAACGACATCCCCTGCTTTAAACTTAGTAGTTTCATCAGACTTTATCCTGTATTCCTCTATATCAAAATCCCAAGTATCAGTGCCTTTTTCAAACCATTGACGAAAAATGGTATCATAGGCTTCCACTGGCTTACCCTCTGCGTAAGCTGTAATAAGCTTTATCTTCTCTTCTAGCGTTATCTTTTTCATCATATACCCTTTTCAAATATTTTCAATATAAAAATAAGCCAGTGTTTGGCTATCCTCTGCCTCTTTGCGATATTTTGTATCACAACTTTTATTTGATATGTAGGCGATTTTCTCTTTATTGCACGCATAAAAATCAGCCAGTATCGGTGCTAATCTTTGCCCTTTGCGTTCGTTTGGTGCTAACCTCAAATAAAGCAGATCACAAGCTAATTGTGGGGCGGTTGTGCTAAAGTTTTGCTTGGTAATGCTCGCCTTGTTATCCAAAGCGTTTATTTGAGTTTCTATCCGCCTTTTAAACGCGTGATAGTGTCCGACTATCGGCGTCATCGCCTCGATCAACTCGTTGATAAATTTGCTCGCTTTTTTGTTTATAAATAATCCTAGCTTCTCAGTGCTATCCATTTGCAAAAAGCTATACGCCATTACAAAAATGGCTGCGTCTTTTAGCTCAGCTGTTGTCATCGCTCACTCCATTTAGATTTTTGCCTTTGAGTATTTGTAGCACGTCTTGCTTTGAAAATTTAGAGGTTGGGCTTAGTTCAATTTTACTAAGCCAGTAGCGATCTAGTTTTTCGCAGTAGTATTTCATCGCTTTATTAAAGCTCATGCGAGGCGGCAGTCGCCCACATATCACAAAAACGCCGTCTTTCATTTGCATTTTTTCTTTTTCTCTTACAATCTTTTCGCCATAGGTCATTATTTGTTCCTTTTTTTATTGTGTTTTTAAGTTTATAGGGTGCATAATTTGAGAATAAAAACACGCCTTGAATTTACTCCGTTGGAGTTTGAAATTCATGTTTTACGTAGTGCGTGTCCTAGAAATAGGTTTTACTCAGTTGGAGTTTAAAAACAAGATATTCGAACAAGTATCATATTCTTCTTCAACTACATCATTTTTAAGTCCAGTAAAATCATATGTGATCAAAAATTCTTTTTCAAGGCTAGCAAGTTTTTATCATTTTTAAAATTTTTATAAATAAATTTTTGCCAAAAGCTATTTTTATTATCTATTATTATTCCTGCTTCTGGAAAAATATACATATATTTTAGAGCGTAAATAGGGATTAGTTTCTTTTTGCCACTAAGGGGCGTAACATATAAAAATGTGTCGTCAATATGAAACCTATACCCAGCTTTTTTTAGTTTTTCTGCTATTTCATCTTTATATTTTGAAATTATTTGCGCTCCAGATAGTTGGGCATATATTTCAAATACGTCGCCATTGCTAGTTATTGCTTGCTCTATTGCCTGACTCCAAAGTTTTTCAAAATCTTTCATAATTTTTCCTTTTTTCTATCCCTTAATAAGAGGGAGGCTGCCCTCTCTATTTAATCCATAAACTCATTTTCATAGTTAAAAAAATACTTCATCGGCAAACTCGTCGATAGAGTAAAATTTATCATCGTCTGTAAATTTTACTGCTTTTACTTCGTCTGTTATCATTGTCTATCCTTTTTTAGGGCGTTTTATCCGATCGCCCCTTAAAATGGTATTTCATCGGTGCCGTCTATCTCGTCGCTATCTACTTCTGGATATTCAGTATATTGTGGCTCGCTATATTGCTGACGTTGGGGCTGTTTTTGCTGTTGTGGTTTCTTTGGCGCTCCTTGCTGATAGCCTTGATTGTTTTGTTTTGCGTCACCTAGCATCTCCATACTCTCAACGGCTACCGTGTGCTTGCTTCTATTTTGTCCGTTATTGTCCGTCCATTGGTCGAATTTTAATCGTCCCTCGATCAAGAGCTTCGATCCCTTGTTGAGATACTGGTTTGCTATCTCTGCTTGCTTGCCAAAAAACGTGATGTCAATAAAGCACGTTTCTTCTCTCTTTTCGCCGTTTAGGGTATATTTGCGAGTTACGGCGATACCACAACTACCTATCGCCGCGCCGCCTTGGGTGTATTTAAGCTCGATGTCTCGCGTGAGATGTCCCACTAAAATTATTTTGTTAAACACATTAGCTCCTTAACTCGTCCATTAGTGCATCAATACTATTCGGATCAGCTAGATACGCCTTAGCCTCCTCAGTGCTTAACCTCTCGACCAAATTCTCAGCTTCAACCTCACTAGCGCCTCGTTTTATTAGCTCGCTTTGTAGTAGATCGTGAGGCATTGGTTCAACTGTCAACTTATCGTTTACAGTTGCGATTTCAACTTCAAGGGGCGCGGCTTCGATGTATTCAGTATGTGAATTTTTTGCACCAACTGAGCTGTTCGGTTTTTCCGAACTACTTAAAAGCTCGTTTAGTCCAGCTTTTGGTGCTTGGCTGGCTTCTTGTTTTGTGATAGGCTCATCCTCCGCGCTTACGGCTTCGGCTAGGCGATCATTTATCGGCAAGCGTGAAGCGACATATTTTAAGGCTTTGGCTTTATACATCTCCTCCGCCCAGTCTAGCCATATATACTCAAGTTTGTCTTTTTTGCTTTGGTT